TGGGTACGTAAAAACATTCTTAAGTTTAGTGATGAAGAAATTGAAGATATCGCTAAAGAAATGGAAGATGAAAAAGGTGACGAAGAAGAAGGTGATATCGATACCGATTTACTGTAGAAATACACATTTTTATAAATATATAATACAAAGAGGATATTATGGACGTACTACAATTAATTGATAACGTTAGCAAAGGTGATAACGTTAATGCTAAGAAAGACTTTGATACTATTATTGGTCAAAAGCTTACTGCTGCTTTAGATGCAAAGAAAATCGAAATTGCATCTCAATTAGGTCAACCTAAACAAACAGAAGAAGAGTAATATATGCTTACATTTGTCGAGCTCCGAGAAAAAGTTAAACTTGCTGGTGGTGAACGTCAGGTAAAGGCGTTTAAAGCTGGTAAGAAAAAGAAGACTGATGTTGTCATTACTCAAAAAGGCGGTAAGTTTACTGTATACGTTAATGGTGATAAATTAGATGATTCTTTTAAGAATGCTAAAGAAGCCGAAAAGAATGTAAATGACTTTATCAAACTTATGGGCGAGGAACTCGAACAATGAAATTGATATCAGAATATCATGATAGTAACCTACAGGTTATTACAGAAGCAAAGAAAGACGGTAAGAAAGAATATGTTATTGAAGGCGTATTCATGCAAGCCGATAAACAAAATAGAAACGGACGTGTTTACGAGAAAAGCATCTTAGAAGCTGCTGTAGACAAGTACGTAAAAGAACAAGTAAAGACTGGTCGTGCAGTTGGTGAGTTAAATCACCCTGATGGACCTGGTATTAACTTGGATAAAGTTTCACATAAGATCACTGAACTTCGTTTTGAAGGTAGTGATGTTATTGGAAAGGCATCAATTTTACAGACTCCTATGGGAAAGATCGTTGAAGGTCTACTTGAAGGTGGTGTGAAGCTTGGTGTATCAAGTCGTGGTATGGGTACTCTTGAGAAAAAAAATGGTGTCATGCAGGTCGGAAAAGACTTTATGTTAGCAACTGTAGATATTGTACAGGATCCATCTGCTCCCGAAGCATTCGTTAATGGTATTATGGAAGGTGTTGATTGGGTGTGGGATAATGGCATTTTAAAACCTCAAGAAATTGAAATAATTGAGACTGAAATAAAAGAGGCTCGAAATATGCGTTCAGCGGATATTGAGATTAAAGCTTTTAAGAATTTCCTCTCTAAACTTGTAAACTCCTAAGGAGATAATATATGTCTATTGTAAACGAAGACATTGATAATGCAGAGCTAAGTGAAGAGCTCGTTGATGAGACACAAGTTGATTCATTAGACGAGGAAACACTTGAAGAGAAAGCTGCAGTCAAAAAGGAAGAAGACGAAGTCGAGAAAGATGAAGACGACGTTGAAGAAGATGAGGACGAAGATGAAGATGAAGTTGAAGTCGATGAAGGCGCTGAAGATGGCGTTGACGGCGGAGACGGAAAAGAAATCGGTGCTGATCAAGAAATTCCTAAGACTAAAGCTGGTATCGTAAATGCTGCTTATTCAATGATGAAAAAAGCTAAGAAAGATGAAGCTGTTAAATTATACCAAGGTATGATGAAAGCTGCTCAAATGAAAGAAGATGTAGATGCTGAAGATGAAGCTGTTGTTACAGAAACTACTGATGTATCACACATTGACTATTCAGAAGATCTAGATGTACTTGTTGCTGAAGAAGCAACTCTTTCTGATGGTTTCCGCGGTAAAGCTGGAGCTATCTTTGAGGCTGCGCTATCAAGCAAAGTTGGTACTGAAATTGATCGTCTTGAAGGTGAATATGCACAAAACCTAGAAGAAGAATTTTCTTCTGTTAAAGGCGACCTAGTTGAGAAAGTTGATGCTTACTTAAACTATGTTGTTGAAGGTTGGATGGAGTCTAATGCTGTTGCTGTTGAAGCAGGTCTACGTACCGAAATCGCAGAATCATTCATGACTTCTTTGCAGTCTGTATTCAAAGAGCACTATCTTAGTGTACCTGAAGGTAAGGAAGATCTGGTTGACGAATTGTCAGAACAGGTTGCCGAGCTGGAAGAGCAACTCAATAAAACCACTGATGAGAATGTTGAATTATTTCAAACTGTACAAGAGTCACAACGTGCAGATGTAGTAAGAAAATATACCTCTGACCTCGCAGCTACTGAAGCTGAAAAACTTTCTTCTTTGGTTGAAGATGTAGAGTTTGGCGATGTTGAATCTTTCGAAATGAAAGTGAAAACTATCAAAGAATCTTACTTCATGAAAGAGTCTGTTGAATCAGAATCAGAAGTTGATAAAGTTGTTGGAACAGATCAAGCTCTTACTGAGCAAACATCTGATTCAATGTCAAGATACACCTCAGCACTTAGTTCACACGTATTTAAGTAAGCTGTAAAAACTATTTTTTTAAAAAATAAACATTAATAGGAGAAACTAAAATGTTTAAATCAGATCAAGTCCTTATGGAAAAATGGGCTCCAGTATTGGATCACGCAAGTGCACCAATCATCGAGTCATCAGAAAAGCGTGCAGTAACTGCTCGTCTTCTCGAAAACACTGAAGAAGCTATGCGTCAAGAAAATGCTCAAGCTTCTTACTCAATCTCAGAAGCTGTTGGTGATGGTAACCAGGTTACTGCTTCTGTTGAAAATCCAGATCCAGTATTGATTTCATTGGTACGTCGTGCAATGCCTAACCTTATTGCTTATGATGTTGCTGGTGTACAGCCAATGTCTGGTCCTACTGGCCTTATCTTCGCTATGAAAGCACGTTATGGTGACGGTAGTGCTATCGCTGCTGGCGATGCAGAAGCATTCCACGATGAAATCGATACAGATTTCTCTGGTGCTGGTACTCACCTTTCAGACACCGGTGTTATTCTTGCTTCAGCTGCAAGCTCTGGCGATATTTGTCAAATCGTATCTAAAGGTACTACTGACTTTGGTGCTACTAACGTTGGTGGTGCTACTGGTCAAACTTCTGGTGTATATACTCGCGGTTCTGCTGCAGCAACAGGTACTGGTACTGTCGTAGTTATTGGTACTACTGGTACTGGTATTGGTACTGGAACTGGTGAAGGTACTGCTCCTAAGGAAATGGGTTTCACTGTTGAGAAAGTTTCTGTAACTGCTAAGACACGAGTTCTACAGGCTTCTTACACTATGGAATTGGCTCAAGACCTTAAAGCTGTACACGGTCTAGACGCTGAAGCTGAATTGGCTAATATCCTTTCTGCTGAAATTCTTGGTGAAATCAACCGTGAAGTAATCCAGCAAATCAATCTTCAAGCTAAGCTAGGTACTTCTGGTTCTGGTTCTGCTGGTGGTCTAATTACTATGACTGACGACACTGATACTGGTGGTGGCCGTTGGCAGGCAGAGCGTTTCCAAGCTCTATCTTTCCGTCTAGAACAAGAAGCTAACGCTATCGCATTAGATACTCGTCGCGGTAAAGGTAACTATGTAATCTGCTCAAGTTCAGTTGCTGCTGCTCTATCTGCTGCTGGGTCTTTGGCTTATGGTTCAGGTATCGTTGATGGTTCTCTAGTTGTTGATAACGCTGGTAACACTTTCGCTGGTACTCTTAAGAATGGCATGAAAGTATATGTTGATCCTTATGCAACATACAACTATGCTACTGTTGGTTATAAAGGTACTAACTCTTATGACGCAGGTATTTACTACTGCCCATACGTACCATTAACTCAGCTTAAAGCTGTTAATGCCGGTACTTTCCAGCCTAAAGTTGGCTTCAAGACTCGTTACGGTCTTGTTTCTAACCCGTTCGCTGTTGAGTCAGATGCTGCTATCACAGAAGATCTTGGTACAGTTGGTGCTCGCACTAACCCTTACTTCCG